CTACCCGGACACGAAAAACGGAATTGTTCCCGTGGTTGGCGTTGACGGATGGAGCCGAATAATTAACGAGCACCCGCAATTTAATGGTGTTGAATTTAATTACTCAGAAGAAACCGTAGCTCACAAAGGCAAGCTGGCGCACGCATGGATTGAGTGCATTTTGTATCGCAAGGATCGTGACAGGCCAACGGTGATTCGAGAATATTTCGACGAGGTTTGCCGCTCTGTTACTTTTGTTACTCCATGGGATTCTCACCCAAAGCGTATGCACAGACACAAATCATTAATTCAGGCCTCGCGCATTGCGTTTGGGTTTTCCGGAATTTACGACGAAGACGAAGCGGAGCGAATTACGGAAAAGGATATTACTCCGCCGAAGGAGAAAGAGCCGGAACAACCAAAAGAATTGCCGGAATACCCGCAAGCTGCATTTGATAAAAATTTCACAAAATGGAAAGAGGCTGTAGAAAAAGGAACATCTAAGAAGGAGGAGTGGATTGCAACGCTAAGCAAAAGAGGCGTTTTAACCCAGTCTCAGCTAGACATAATTGAATCTATTAACGCCCCAATCGAAGGAGAATTAGAAAATGCAAATTCTTAACCTTGAACAAGGCTCTGATGCCTGGAAAGAGGTGCGCCGTAAATATAAATGCGCATCAGAAGCACCGGTAATGATGGGCGCATCGCCACAAATCTCTCGCGACGAATTATTGCGACTTAAATCGTCCGGCATCGAGCGTGAAATAAACGAATGGGTAGAAAAATTCGTTTTCAATAAAGGCCACGAAACAGAAGCCCTAGCGCGCCCAATTGCAGAGGCAATTCTCGGTGATGAGCTTTACCCTGTTGTTGCCGTAAATGCTATCGACGGGCTTGAGCTGCTCGCCTCCTATGATGGAATCACAGCCCCGCTGTACAAGCCACACTGGGAGCACAAGCAGATGAATCAAGAGCTGTTTGCTCTGGTTACCGCCGATGCAGCGCTGCCACCAAAAATATACTGGCAGCTTGAGCACCAGCTTGCGGTAAGCGAAAACGAATGGTGCATTTTTGCTGTTTCTGATGGCACGGAGAAAAATTATGCTGAGTGCATTTATTACTCTGTACCCAATCGTCGCGCCCAATTAATCGAAGGATGGAAGCTATTCGATAAGGATTTAGAAACCTACGTGCATCAAGATTCGGCACCAAAGTTTGAGGGGAAAACAATAAAAGATTTACCAGCGCTTGTGGTTGAAATTTCAGGACAGGTTAAATCCTCCAACCTGTCTATTTATCAAGACTATGCACTTAAATTTATCGGTAGCGTTAATAAGGATCTTCAAACGGATCAAGATTTTGCCGATGCCGAGGGCGTTGTTAAGTTTTGTGACCGCGTAGAGAAGGAACTAGTTGTTACTAAAAAACAGGTTTTATCCCAGGCAATTAGCGTTAACGAAGTGCTCTTAACTATTGATTATATATCCGAAGAGCACAGAAAAACGCGATTAATGCTGTCAAAACTGATCGAATCAGAAAAAAGTAATCGTAAATATGAAGCGGTGCGGGCTGCGAATGATTCACTGGGAAAGCACATTGCAGAGTGTAATGAGGCCCTTAGCTTATCGCACAGCGACATTGCATACCGCGTATCAATGCCTCACATAGCTGTGGACTTCGCCGCAGCAGGTAAAAGCAAGCGCACGATAGATACATACCGCAGCGCAATTAATGACGTGCTAGCGCAGGCAAAAATAGATTCAACTATTGTTCTGAAAAAACTACAGGCCAATTTAGTTTTGTTTAACGAAATTGCGGTAAATCATAAATTCCTATTTAACGATTTGCAGGCACTTATCCAGAAAGAGGGCGACTCATTAACCGCAATCATCAAGCAGCGCATAAGCGAATACGAATCCAAGGAAAAGGCCCGCATCGAGGAAGAAGCCAAACGCATTGCCGATGCAAAAATAGCTGAGGAAGCGGCTCGCGTTGCGGCTGAGGCCAAGCGAGTTGCGGATTCTGAAATAGTTGAAGCCCCCGCATTTGTCGGAAAACAGGCATTTGCTCCTGCTGCGTCAAATGACGAAATATCAATTCAAAAAGTTGCAATAGCCCCCAGCTCCCCGAAACAACAAAACAGAATATTTACCGCAACCGCAGACGACATTGTAAACATTATAGCCATGCACTTTGGATGTGATGCAAACACGGCAGAGTCAGTAATTGTGAGCGCATTTAAAGAATATTTAACGGCTTAAAGCGAGGGCAGTCGGTTAGCGGTGTGCATAGATGTACTTGCGACTTTAAATATAACTACCGCCGTGCCAGTCTTTTCAGGTTCATCGCGTTACCTCCTGGGTAAATGGGGCGTTTTATGGGCGGCGGGAATGGTTCTTGTGCGGCTGGTAACTCTGCTGATTTTATTAAGATGATGGCTCCGCCCTGCCCTGGGGCGTTCAATACAGGGCACCAATTTAACTAAATCGAGAAACTTATGGACACTTATTTTTATCTTGTTTTATTTTTGGATTTTCTACACGAGAACGTCCAGCCGGTGGCGGTAATTGCGTTCATTCAGTTGGCTACATTTTTTATTGGCTGGCTAGTAGGGCACATTCGCAACAACGCTATACAGTGCGACATGATGAATGCGCTTGACGCATTCAGGAGAGAATTAAAGCACGTCAAGTGGCAGCTTAAAAACTCCACTGACCACGAGGCGTTTTTAGATCACGAGAATTCCGTTTTAAACAAGGAGCTAGACCGACGACAACATATTATTAACGCTTATAACATCGGTCAGAACAATAGCGCCTTAATGAGTAATAACGCTATCAACACTACCACTGAAACGTTCGCGCAGAAGGTGCGCCGTATCAACGCCATGACCAATATGGCCCATAGTCAGCATCAGTCCGGTCTTGCAAACTCGAAATCAGCAAAGGATCTTAATGATGCAAGCGATACATAACCCAGCGGCAGAGCTGCGACAAAGCCTGCAAAGCGATATTGAATCTTTTCTAAAGGGCGGCGGTAAAATCAAAATAGAGCCGCTTAAAAAAACTCCGGTTAAAGCCTGCAAGCAATTCAGCCTTAACACTTCAAAAAAGGAATTCGAAGAGGTTCAGCTAAGGACAAAAAAAGACAGCAAGGAAACGGCAGAGGTTAAATACTGCAAAGCTTCGGGCCTTTACCATATCTACCAAGGCTCACTTAAAATCTCACGTAAGGGGTTTTACAGCGAGCAAACCGCAAGGATGCAGGCGGCGAAAACACAGGAGCAAATTAACCTTGAAGCGCGGATGAAAGCACGATGATTAAGCGATATATTTTTAATAGATGTGACGAGAATTGGGCAGAAGAGCCGGACGGCGATATTGTTTTGTTCTCAGATCATGCTGCCGATCGTGAGCGAATGAAGAAGATCATTGACGAGCAAAACCAACGCTTGGCCGCAGTTATTGTTGAGCTGGGCGAGCTTAAAAAATTGCATGATGCAGAGATTACGCTAGCGGAATTAAGGCAGGAAACCATCTATTCATTGCGAGCATGCATAGAGACTGCGGAGAAGCAGGAGCCGGATTCCTGGAGAGTAACATCTCACCGCTGTTGCGGAACCCACACAACAGACAAAGAAATTGCAGAGCACTGGATGAAAACAGGAGAGGCTTACCCGCTCTACGCCATGCCGCCAATGCCAGCGCAGCAAAAAACCTACACCGTAAAAGTCTACAACAAAGGCGGAAGCGGTGAATTTAAGCGTGTAGAAGGAATTGATGCGCTAGAAGATGGGCAGAAGTTAATTGCAATTAAAGAGTGAAAAGAAGATGAACACGCCAGAGTCCAGGGTATTATTTTTTGCAGCCTGCGTTATTTGTTTTATGTTTGCCGTGGCGGTTTTCCGTGGCTAGCAAATACTCGCCCAATTGGTTTTGGTCTCAGCTTGATTACCGGGTATTTGGACAGAAGATTGTCGATAACGGTTTTGGCCAAATCGCACGCGGTCGCCACGTTGTTGATTTTGATGGCCGCACGGTGTGCATTAACGAATCCTACGAGCATGAATTAAGTGTTGCTGTGTGGTTATTTTTTGGAACAGATGACGCTAGCGAGGCTTGGCAAGAATGAGCGAACAACCAACATGTATTACAGCGCGAAATCGAAAAGCGCGAAAAGAGCACAAGTGCTGTGAGTGCCGAAAAGTTATTGTAAAAGGCGAGATGTATTCGTTTACAAGCGGAATATGGGATGGAGAGCCGAACGCTTTTAAACAGTGCATTAACTGCGCGGAAATACTGGAGGCAGTAGGAAGTGTCGTAGGGCAGTATGACGAAAGTCCTTGCTTTGAAGAGCTAGCATCGTGGTTTCTTGAAAAAGCCTACGATGGGTATACCGGTGAAGATTTAATTACAGATATGGCAGACTTTATCGACATCGAGCGTGAAAAGTTAGCGACGCTGTTGCAGCCCATATTTGAAAAAGAAGAAAGCGAAATTTAAAGATGGCTAGTGTTCGCAAAAAGTACAACGCAGCAGCAAAAGCTCAGCAGAACAAAGCAAGAGTCTTGCGCCTTGCTGATTTCAAAATAAGGAGCGCCCTTAAAGGGGCTACGGTTGCGTACAACAGCTCATGGGGAAGCGATGCTCAGTATTACCCAACTGGAATGGAAAGGATTGTTAATTTACTTAATGGAGATATAGACACCGCTTGCGGCGCTCTAGTGCAAATAGATATTCGATGGCGCGTGTACATAACGATTAATTGCCAGACTGAATACGACGAAGAATATATTTATCTTCTGCCGGTTATTGATAAGGTTTGCCAAATGCAACGGCTGGAAGATGAAATAGAAAAATTAATTATTCCAGAAGCGCTTAAAAAACGAAACAAAGCACACGTCAAAGACTGGGGATATTGGGGAGAGATAGTGTGAGCGGCTGAATGATATTAGCGATGAAGATGCTGGGGCTGAAGGTTGTAGTGGCGGGCATGGATCAATACCGGGATATATGTATTCAGCTACTCCAAAGGAGCAATTCACAAAGCTCTGGCGGTCAATAAACGGCGAAGGTTCATGGGATTTAAACCCGTGGGTTTGGGTGATTGAATTCAAGCGGGTGGAATCATGATCACAGCACTTTTCATAACAATATACGCCGCGCTGTTTTCTGCGGCTTTCCTTGAGGATGGTTAGATATGAGCATTGAATTATGCGCAGAGTGCGAAAAACCGACAGGGAACGCCGGACGTGGTGATGGATCAATTTTTATTGAATATCCCAACAAAGAGGTTGGCCCGCTGTGCTCTGCATGTAGGCGGATGCACTGGGTTTGCGATCAGTGCGGCCAAGGCAGGCATTGTGCATTGGTATCGCCATTACGGCACCATAGCTACCACTTGGCACCACGTTAAAAATGCCAATCCAAACCCAAAGATTGAATCGCCCAGTAATATGCCCAGGTTTAGAAGCGTTCGATGAAACTGCCGCACAACATGGTCGCCAGGAAGTGGAAAACCGCCAAGGGTGGCGGCGTTGCGTATTACCACCGCAGCAGCCGGGATACTGGGCGGAAGATGACACCGCTTGGCACTTACTATGCGGCGGCGCTCAGGAAGTGGGACGTTTATTAGGTTACAGCTGTTGCTTGTAGCCCCCACTGCAGATACGTGTTGTCAGCCCCTAGAGCCATAGATACGTTATTTGCAGATACGGTTGCAGATGTAATTGGGTCAGCTGTTATAAAGGCCTTAACAGCAGTTCCAAGCGCCAGAACTCCGCCCGATTTAACAAACGGGATAGCCCAGTACGATTTTCCTGTGCCTGACTGCCTAGAGGTAATGTGCAGCTGTCCTGCATATCCATCGGGAATAGAAATTACAACTGGGCCAGCTGTATTATTGGCAGTTCCGTTTTGTAAGTTTAGCTGAGTAAATTGCGCTAATTCTCCGTAGGCATCTGGGCCAACTTGGTTTGGAAGAACTCTAAAACCTCCTATACTTACATTTACGTGAGTGGCGGCTGTTTTAATTAATAGATACCCAGCGGTTATACCGTTACTAATAACGACATTATCCCGCCCCGTACAGAATGAAACCGTCGCGCCAGATGTGAGAATGCACGGGGTTGTGTTTGTTGCAGGAATAAATGTGTTGCGGCTAACATCGATATATGAGCAGTTTCCGCCACCTCCAAGCTGAATGCCGGATGAAGAGAAATTGTCTAAAGTATTTTCCGTTATGCTAACGCTGTAGCAGTCTCCGGTTATGCGAACGGGTATCTGGCACGCAATAATCATATTATCGCAAATTTTAACCGAGCGCGGCATCCCATTTATCCTGTTTACAATAATCCCAACCGAGCAACTTTGGACAGTATTAACTCCAACAATGCCCTGCGAAACCGTTTCACAAAAAACTCCAGTTAAACCGCCTGAAACATTATTTCCATGCACTATGAATCGATTGCCATGGGTTGACACCGTTCCATTTTCTCCATAAATATCAATTAAGTTATCGCCCGTTGAGGACACGCTATTATCTGCGATCACAAGGCCATTGAATTGTGAGCTCTGTATGCCAATTGACGTGCAGCCGGAAACGACGTTTTGGCAAAATAAAATGTTTGTAGCGTACTGCGTTGTGGTTCCTCTAATCATTATCCCATTGCCGTTGCAGTTATAGCTAAGCACTCGGACTGCAAATACATTGGTTAGAGCCTCAAGAACAACATTAGAGCATTGAACGCTCGCTACTTGATTGGCGACATTTCCATCAATTGCGATATTATAAAGGCCGCTATTTGATAGTCTGGTACCATCCTTTGATGAGATCATTCTGAAAAACGCGCCAGGCCCATAAGCTCCGTTTTTTAACTTTAAAACGCTAGATGACCCCTCACCCTCTAATATCACGCCATCTTTAAGTTTTATACAGTGCGCGCCAAGTACTGGCCCAGCATCGGTATAGTAAGGAAGCGCTTCTAACAAATAGGTTTTTCCTGCGCTAAATTTTAAAATGCCGCCGCCGATTGAGTATAAATAATCAATTGCATTTTGTATTGCGGTATTGTTTATTGTTACCCCGTCACCGATAGCGCCAAAGTCCTCAACAATAATTCGTTTCTGTTTTCTTAAATAGGCTTTTAGCCCATTTACCACAATTGTTCCTGTGTTGGCGGTAAGCCCAGATGCACTTACAACATCAAATAGGTCACCACCGATTCCTTGAATTGAATGGCCCAAAAGTGAAATCTGCCCACCAATTGGCGTAGCGTCGGCAGACAAATCAGCAAAGGTGGCGACGGTTTTTATGCGTTTATTTATCTCAATGTCCTGAGATGCATTTACAGCATCAAGAGCAATGAATTTTTCGATATAACCGTTACTTTTTGGAGTGTAGTATTTCTGCACCCCCAAAGAATTCATTATCTGCACGCAGTACGGCACCAGCACTTTAATCTGCGCAGGTGTTCCGCTATACATGACCTGGCCGCCAGGGCCAATATCGAGCGGCTGCGCGATCGCTAAATCTGCCAAACCCTGGCGAGCCAAATAGATTTGAATGCGATCACCCGGCACAGTAGCCGGGCTGCCATCAGGTACGCCAATCCAAACTTTGCCACCCGCTAAAGCCTTGAATTGCGCAGTATCTAGCGCGTGGTTTACATCTAATTGAACGCTGTAGCTCATTGTGCGGCCCCTTGTTGGGTCTCTAAATCTTGTAGGTAATTGTAAATTATAGCGGCGTCTTCAGCCGTTGAATTTTTAGCCAGAACGCTAAGCTGTGCGGCGATTGAATTAGGCGACAAATTAGAATTAATGCCTTTGGCGATAATCGACACGAAGCGCGGATTCGTCATAAGTGACGATGCACCATAGTTTAACGAGATAGGCGCAAGAACTGCCGCTGCGGTAACTGGATTTGCGGTTACAATAGCTGTGCCAAGACCAATGCCAGCTCCATAGCGTGCCCCAGCCTGAGCGGTTCCTGAGTAATTAGCACCTTGCGAGGCGGCCTGCTTGTAAGCTCCAGCAGCCCGCGCAATAGCATTTAAATCGCTGGCGTATTTGTTCGTATTTTCTGTGCCGGTGAATAGAACTTTACGTGCTGGGCCTAACCTTTCCCAGTCCGTTGCAAACTTATTGATAGAGAAGACATCCCCAGCCGCTTGTTCGCCTTCAGCAATTTGTTGCCCTGGAGAAGCGCGGCCAAGGCGTGAAACAACATTTGATGCAACCACATCCCACTCTTCAGGCTTTAGGCTGCGCTTGATTGAGTTAAGGCGTTTTACACCTTCTCCACCTTTGGCGATGGCCTGGAATACCTCGTCAGGGTTTACCTTCTTGGCGATTCCCTCAAGGTAATCATCAATTCGCTCATGCCCTGATCTGGTATAAGCATTAGCACGGTTGAAAGCTTTAGCCGCCTCTGGCCCACTGTTAGTCGCTAGAGACCTAATATCTTCGCTCAATGCGCCATAGACACGCTTAACTTCACCGCGTGGTATATCGGCAGCTAGGCTAGGATTAGACAGCATAGAGCCAAGCTGTGAGCGCAATTTCCGCACTTCGTCATATTGCAGCGTTGCACCTTCATCTAATGCCTGTTTTATTTGTGATAGCTTTGGATTGTCAAGAATTGAGCCGAACCGGCCACCTTGAACTATTCCGTCTAATGCTTGCTGGGTGTTATTTAAGTCCACCGGGCCTTGTGGAGCTATTAGTTGATCAGCCTTGCCCCATAGGGCTGCCTGCCCATTCTTCCACCGGTCAATAAATCCGCCTTTTTCAGTGATGCCCTTTTGTACAACAAGACCGGCGTCTTCGGCCCCGCGAACATCGCTAATTGACCCAGCGATTCTCTTCAGCTTTGCTTGCATTGCCGTTGCGATAGACTCGCGGGCATTGGAGATAGGGCTTCCACCTAGTGCGCTTCCCATAACTGTTTCGGTAGCTTGTAAACCTGGTCGGCCAGAAACTAAGCCAACCGTTGGCTGCGCGTCGAAGGTGGCGAAGTCTTCAGCAATTTGTCGTGCTTTAGATTGGTCGCGCGCTCCAAAAATAGCACTCGCCGTCCCCTTAACAGCTGACGATGCAAGGCTTGGAATCATTGGGGCTGCGACACCTCCAGCAATCTCACCGATGGCACCACCAACATCACCGCCTATGGCTTGCCCCGCCTCTTTACCTACTACCGCACCGCCACCGCCAAGCGCACCATAAATAGCATTCTGTGCGGCTGTTGACTGCCCAGCTGCCCTAAGCGCCCCGTGCAGCACTCCTTCGCTGGATGCGGTCAAAGCGGGCAATCTACTCGCGGCACCAATTAATCCGGCCCCAACAGCCACAGAGGCAGGAATAGCCTCACCAGTGGCGCGCACTATATCGCGAGCGGTTCCTGGCTCCATATATCCGCCCTGGCCTATACCTGTTACATCTTGGATTGCCTGCGATGCACGGTGGATTTGATAATCAACGCCAGCTGCTTGCAGTCCGGCATTAACAGGAATGCGAATAAGCTCAGAAGGCAGACCGGCAATATCAAGCGCGCCACGGTTAAATGCGGCCATGCCCTCAAGCGCGGTATCTCTAACCGATTGCAAAAAGGTTTTTTCTTGCGCCTGTGTCGGCTGCTTAGCCAACCCCGCAAAAATCTCATCAAGGTCGGCGTCGGTTGGTGGCGTGTCACCGGTCAGCTTTACCTTTAAGCCGGTTTTTGGATCGGTGACCTGATAGGTTGGCATTACTGCATTACCTCGATTTTGTACTTGCTAGATGCTGGCTGTGCTGGCAGATCTTGCGTTGATAGAGTCTTTCCGCTGGCCAAATCACGCGCATTTTTCTGGGCCGACATTACAACATCTTTAAAATCTTTTGCAGCGGCATTGAATTCTTCATCACTTGTGGAATCTTTCATTCTATTAACTGCCGCTGTCGCTTTTTGGCCTTCAACTTCAGTTATTTGCCCGCCACCTTTTAATGTTTCAAATGCCGTTAAGAATGACGATCCTCCAATTTGCGCTAGTCGGTTTCTAAAGTCAGCCTGCCTAGTTCCCCTAACTGTTGGGGATAGTGATAGCAACCCGGTAGACCATGGGCGTCCAGGGTGATTTAGAATTGAATCGACGTGACCAAGAACAAATTTGCTGGCAGATTCCACTTTAGGAAGATTAGCTTTTGCTTGAGAAATAGTTTTACCGCTTGTTTTTGCCTCTGCCAATTTCGACTGCAAACCTGGATCATCTGCTGATTTTGTAATGCTATTTCCTTGTGGGTCTGTCACCAAAACAGGAGGCCCGCCTCGGGAATCTAATCGCACTAATCCGCTGGGAGTTCCGGTGTACGTGTAATAACTGTTATCCTGAGCTGATTTGTTCTGCATTATTCCAAGCTTTTGTTTTTCCAGTTCCAGTTTTTGCTTTTGGTCTTCAGTAAGCGAGCCAGGCGCAGGGCCAAAAGCCAATTCATAGGCCTTGGGCTGTAGGTCGCCAGTAGCAACAAGCGAGGCGGCAACACCGGTCAGGCCGTTTTTAACCTGATCTTTATTACCTTGTTCGTAAGCCTGAAGCATGCCAACGGTCTGCTCTGGATTTCCGCCTCGGGCTTGAATTCGTGCAATTCGCTCTTGAGCTAGGCGTCTGAATTCGTCTGGGTTATCCAGAACCTTGGCGGCATTGATTGCAAACTGAGCGGCGTCTTGCTTGGTTATGCGATCTTGCAGCCCGGTGCTAGCCTGGAATTTGGTTGCCATTTCTGGTGAGTTTAGAATCGCAACATTGAGCGCCGACATGTCAGGAGCACCGGTTGCTGATGTATCCTGATAGCGCTTCAACGCCTCAAAAGCTAGTTTCTTTTGCTGCTCTTCTTTCTGCGCCTGCTCCATGTTCATACGGTTCATCGCCAAGCCCTGCAAGCCCTGCGCGACGTTTATTGATTGCCCCAATATTCCGGCCATTACACTACCCTCTGGTTGTTATCCAGCATCGGCTGCTGAGCATTAACCCTGTTTTGGTTGTATAGTTTTAGGCCCATGTAGTCACCAATTCCCCCCTGGATTGACTGCCCGACACCCAATGCCCCCTGGGCGGCTGCATTACCTGCGGCGATGGCGTTTTGCCCAGCCTGTGAGGCGAAGTTAGCCCCTGAGTTTGCATTTCCAGTGGATATGTTAGCGCCTAGGTTTGTAATTCCGTAAAGCTGATTGAATCGGTCTGCATTAGCCGCTTGGTTTGTTCCGTATTCCTGCAAATCTAGCGAGTTCTGACGTTGTAAAGCCTGGATGCCAAGAGTTGGCGCAATCTCCGCCAAATTAGCCTGAGTTCCACCACTTCTAAATCCACCCGTGGCCGCAGCATTACGCAATATCTGATCCTGTGCCTGTGCGTTTAGAGCTTGGTATTCTGGCCCTTTGAAATAATCCCCAAGAAATGATCCCGCATCGCGGAATTTAAACGGACTAACGGACTGATTGACTTGTGCCTGCAAGCCTGGAATAGCACTTACGCCAAGCTGCCGAAAAGGCGCAGTGGTTTCTAAGCCTTGCTGATATTGCTCGCTGCTTAACTGGGTTGCTTGATTAGCGCCCTGCTTTTGCTTATTCGCACTATAAATTGACGCCCCTGCGCCTACTACCGCTGCTGCTGCTACACCCCAAGGCATACCTAAACCCCCTCGGCGAGTATCGCCGGATTAACTTCTGTTTGATGCCCTGAGATTTCTACCTCATCGTCTTTGGTGGCATGAATGCAGTACACCAGAGTATTTGGCTCTAAGCTCATGTAGGTGTGAAAAATACCGGCTTTTACTATTAGCGGCATTGGAGCCTTAAAATCTCCTTTTAATTGATCATCGTGCCAAACACGGACAGAGCCGGTAGCTAGCATTGAGCAGTGATCATAATCGTGCTTGTGCTTCGGAACGTAGATGCCAGCTTTATCCATAAGCATCTGCTTAACAAAAATGCGATCGTCGATATACCATTCAACCTCTGGCAACTGAACTTCTTCTACTTGCATTTTAGCGCCTCGAATTGATTGGTTTTCACGCAAATTATAACTGATATTCGCTCTTCTTGACTGTCGTTTTTAACCCAGTGCGTCACGTCATTTCGGAACCAATAACAGTCCCCAGGTTCACTTTCATAGCCTTCACCTTCAAAATAAAAGGCTGACCCTTTTGGCGCTGCAATGGATAGATGAATTTTTTCGTACTCTGCGGCGTGCCAGCCGCTATCGGTGTGCGGTTTAATTTCACCACCAGGGGGAAGGCGAGTGATTAATACTCCGCCCAAATATTCACCCCCAACAAACTCGAAAACGGCATTGCAGATGGATTTTAGGTTCGCTAGCTTATCAGCGCACGGGTACCACACGGCCTCATGTGGCCCACCAATGCGCGACATATCACCATCGGAAATGTCAGCAAAGCGCGCCCAAATATCAACCATTTCTGCGTGAGGACTGGCACCCATTCGCCGCTGCGGGTATAAATCCCAGGCATCGCTTTTAAGCAGTGCTTCATGTAATTCTGAAACGTCAAAGCTGATACCAATTTTTTTAAAATTCATGGGGCCAACTGTTTAGCGGTGCGCTCTGATGCTAGCAGCGCATTTAATTGGGTAATCGCCAGATTTAAATCAGTTTTTAGGAGATTAATTTGAGCTTTGTGCTCGTTTAGCATCGCCACCCATGTTGCAGCGTCTGCTTGCAAATACGCCAGCCCAGCGGCATTAGGATTTAGGGCCGCATTGGCTGCGCTAGCAACCGCATCAGCAACGGCAGCGGCCAACAAAACAGTTCCGCCTATTGCGCCGCTGGCATAGTTACCAGTGCCAACAATTTCACCGGCTGTACCGTGCGTAGTAGTATCAATAACATGCGCATCAAAATCAGCTCTGTTGTCGGCTATGTCGCTCTCGTTCTGAGTTACCCGAAGTGCCAGGTCTAAAATATCACCCTCGGCTGTAGTAACCCGCAAATCAATGGCGACTATCTGCGCATCAATTATTGTTAAATGATCATCGGTCTCGTCTGCGCGAACCTCAAGCGTTGTAATGGCATCTTTATCACCCCCAACATCACGCTTTAAAGCAGAATAGTCACGCACAAAAAGACGCTTAAACTGATCTGGCAGGCCGCTAATATTCATCAGCTGAGCAATGTCGGTATCACTCACGTAATACTGCGATGCCTTAGTCACCATCGTGCGTAACCTTCAAGCCTGACACGTTGATTTTTGACTTGTTCAGTGCGCGGAATTTAAAGCCTATTTGCTGGCGGACATAACATAGGCGGCGAACTATGTACCGGTAGTTGTACATTAGGGCCATAGCGATATATTTAGACCATTCTGCGCCGTGATAGCTGCCGTTTTGCGTGGTGCTGACAAAAAGAGCGGTGTCTTCGCCGTAGCCGCTGACCACGTTTAGCTCAAGCTCTGAAACACTGACGGATTCCATTGGGATCAACGCGGTCTGGAATTGCGAAGTCACAGAGGCTCCATAATGTGAGGCCAATGTGTCATCGAGTTTTCCAATAGTTGTACCAAGCTTATCCCCAAATATCCACTTGCCAAGGTTGGTATCATAAACGCCGTTACAGGCCCGCCAAGCTTCTTCTCCGCTGCGTAGTTCTGACCATGCGTACTGTGGCCCAAATTTATTCGCTACAAAGACGTTATAAAGTAACGTATGGTTTGGCAGTTGAATGTAAACAAGCTGATCGCGGGCGCATGATCTGCCTTCCAAATAAGCTGTTGATAAATCGGCCTCGCTGTAGCTGTTAATGATCCGCTCAATGTAGTCGGTGGCGGCTGTCTCGGCCTGAGCAGCGCCAAGCAGCTTAAACGTCACCGGCTCGTTTTTGGCCCCACCAAGCATGTACACCCGTCCGCCTGTCTCAATCCATCCTCCAGTGCTTACAATGCCGCAGTTAACGGCTTTTTGGTTGATGCGGGTGAACGCAAAATTCTCATTGGCCTGGTCAACAAAATACTCGGTTGTGTAGCGGTTGATAGCAATTAGTAAATTGTCCTGGGTGCGGCCAACAGCTTTGGTTTTATCCGGGCTAAGTTCAGAAGTGGCGAATTTAAGCGGGTTAATGCTTGTCTCGTCGCCAATGTCGGTGTGGTAAAGGTTTTCACCGTCTGTGAATAGATAGTACTGATCAAGCCAGATAACATCTATCGGTACGCCGAAATCTGGGTCAGTCATTAGCGTTAATGTGGTGCCGTCGTAGCGGTACGCGCTGCCGCTAGCAACGATCATCATTGAGTTAAACCCATAGGCCATGCGCACACGGTCAGCTCCGGGAATATCACCAATCACGACAACCGAACCGCCCACAATTTCAATCAGTTTTTCACCGGATACCCTAAACGACCTCCCCCACCGCTCATTAAACAAAGCGCCACGGTCAACGCCCTGGCCTGTGTGCGTTTGGGTTAGCCCATCATGCGAAATTAAATACCCTGGGTTGCCCTTGATGTCGCGTATCACCGCAAGCATGTTGATGGGTATCGCGTCGGCGTAATCGGCATTACTCAATACCTGGTCGCCGCCAATGATTGGTATGGTTAGCTCACCCATTTTCTAGGCACTCCATCAATACTGCGATGGCGCCATCTATCTTGGTGTCATTTCCGCATGATAGGCACTGAAAATACATCCCGTAATCATGCTCTATTGAAAACACCATCTCGTCACATCCGCAAGAGCACGTCAACGTGAAGCGCTCGGTTTTTGGCTTTCGTAGCGGGATTACATCACCCATTTGCAGAAGTACCGTCAACGATATTCAAATAAATATAGCGAGTGCGCTTGCTGCCCATGTCGCCTACCATGTCCAGCTTAATGCGGGTTAGTCCCGTGGCTGTACCGGCTTGCACCTCAATGTTGTACGAGTCGCCAGTTATTGCATCGCTCAAAACTGTTACCCCTGCCTCGGCGGTATCGGTTACTGAGCTAATGACTTCCCCGGGTTGAAGATAATCGCCAAAATCTATAGGGGGCAGCATTGCCGCATCGTTGATGTTTAGCTCAATTGTGCCGGACGGCAAATTAACCGGCGCAGGCATGTAGTTATTGCTGCAAAAATACGGGCGGTTGCCACGGCCCAAAGGCATAAGTGCTGATGGCTGTAGGTATTTTGGCTGCGATAGTCGGGTGATTAATCGCGACCATGCAGACGGAAGCCCAGGAATAGCAGATGACTTGTTATAACTTGGGGCCAAGCGTTCGGCCAACTTTAGTTTAATCGCCAGCGTGGCAAACTCGGGCAAGCCTGATTCGGTGTTAGGGTCTGGCAGCTCCTCAAAATTAAATGGCAGCGACAAATTAACGTCGTGCATCACGTCTTCAAGCGCAGCCAGACCTAATTCAATATCCTCTGCATCAGTAGCAGAAGTGAGGCCGCTGATTCTAAGCTCTGCAAACGCACCATTCACCAGCTCGATTTTTGTTTTCACAGCGGTCACCTAGATTATTTCTTTTTGCTTTTGTCGGCCTTATCAACCGGGATGTTCTGAGTTAAAAACTCGGGAGCATTTGCAACATCCACCAAGTCAATTTGCACCTCTACCGGTATTTCCTCTGGCTCTGAAACCTGGAATAACTCGGGGTAAAGCTCTTTTGCATCGTCAACACAGCCGGAGGCTTTATGATCTGCATAATCGCCAATGTCACACGTAATAATAGTGCATTTTAGTCCGTCAACTTCGTGCGTTTCGCCAGCCTTATAAACTTGAATAGCCATAATTTTAACCTAAAAAAAGGGGCCGAAGCCCCAATGGGAAATTAAAAGCTTACGAACGCGCCGTTATCCATTGGACGGGCGTTGTTCACGCCGCACCAAACAAACATACGCCAGCGAGCCTGCAAGCTTGCGATATTCGCATCATAGAGCATGTACATGTAAAGATCGTCGGTTAAACGCTCGCGAGCAGTTTTCATGCCGCCCCACTCGGCCAATTTCTCGATCGGCATGGTGCCAGCAAATACCTCGATGCTGTCTTTTTGCCAGAATATATTTGGCTGATTACTTGCATCAATGTTCAAACGGTTAACAGTGGCCGCGTTCAAAATGCGGGTGTTAATGTTTGCATAGGCCTTTTCGAGCGTTGACAAAGCTGGGTCATCCGCAGCGATTGGCTTTGGCCATACTTCAATCGAGGTGCCGCTTGGCTTGGACACGATAACAAAACTCATCGCCTCATCAGTTACGGTTTTGTCATCACGGCCAACTGCTTTAACAGTGGTACCGCCATTGGCAAAGTTCACCCGGTCGCCGATGTTGTAAGACGCAGACGCTGCAACGGGAATAGTTGCAGTGCGATAGTCGGCGTTCACAACCGTATTGGTTGCTGCTGTTACGGTGCCGACGGGGATCGGTGAGAACGATTGGTTGCCGGTAACAGTTGTTGCAGGGTCAGCGCCACCCACTAAAGCAGATAGAGAAGAGTTTGCAATTACCGATTCAAATCCGGCGATTTGTTTAAATAATTGGCCAGTTTGAAATGTTTTCTCGGGCTGGCCAACAAGGTTTGAGCGCGAAGCTAGGTCTTTGCTGTACAGCTGTAAATCGCTGTCATTCAGAGCCATGATGCGGCCAGACTTGCGGATTTGGCGCTTGTTCATCGCCGCTTGAGCAAGGCTGATTGCGTCGTAACCGGAGGTTACGTTTGTGCGGTAGAACATTGAGCCGGTCAACCGAATTGAATCAGTGATGGCTTTGTTAAGCACGCTTGCGCGCTTCTCGCCGTCAATTACAGCTTGGTCGCGGACGTAGCTAATATCGCGTAAATCGTCGGCGCGAAGGCTGACAAAGGCGTTGTCTGGGGTTCCCAAGCCTGCAACGTAGCACTCTTGGATCAAGCCAGTTTCAAGGCCAGTCAAGTCAAAACCAGCGATTGAAGCGCCTTGCTGGTTAACACGGCGAAGCACGCTGTTAGATGAGTTTTGCATGTCAGCTGGGTCTGGCGTCATTACTTTTACGTAATCCAACATGCCGCGCTGAGATTCGAATGATTTTGCCGCCTCTTCTAAATAAGTTGCGACGATCTTGCCTGCACTTAATGTAGCCATAAAATTTTACCTACCATTTTGAAGTATCTATTCCCGCTCCCCTGGCGTCGCGCTTGGCTTCTAGCATGGCTGTTGGGTCATCTTTAGCTACGGCCTTTTCATAAGCTTTGTAGTGAGACGACGTTGCAGGTGCCTTGCCTTTCAGCGCCACGTCGGGGGCTGGGGCTGTTTTGGGTTTATTCACAGGGGCAGAGTTGAACTTCTCACGCAGTCCGCCCAGGTAAATTGCTGCTGCAATGCCTGAAGGGTCGCGCTTTAATTCTTGCTCTAGCCGCTGTTGCGCTGCGCCGTTTGTGCCTAGGTGGGTAATAACCTTTTCCGATCCTGCGCCAATGCCGGCAACGAATTTCTTCATCACCGCTTCACCAGCGCCGGTCATTTGGTCGAGCTTTGCGAGCAAATTGGCCTCAGCCGCTTTGAACTTCTCGACGGTTATTTTCCCACTGGCAACCAACGCCTCAACGCGGTCATAGTGTTGGTTAAACTGCTCGGCAATTTCGCGCTGCTCTTGCTCGATCTGCTGCACCTGCTGTGCGTGGGCACTTTCGGCTTGCATGATCTTGCGGGCGTTACGTGCGTCTAGCTCGGCTTTGTAGCGTGCGTAGTTGTCGCCCTCGTATTCCCAGGATTCAACAGCTATCTCAAGCTCTAAATCTTGCGCATTACTTGCCGCAGGACTCGCCTTGACTTGATCCAGCTCGCTTTTTAGGCGCTGAATCTCAGCGTCTTTCTCGCTAACTTCGCCTCGCAACTTGCGGCGCATTTCTGCATGTTTCGCAGCTGGCACTAAATCGCTTTGCTTTTTTTCTTCCTCGTCTGCGCCGTCTTCTTTGAGCCAATCTTCTGTAGGTTCTTCTGTCTCATCGCCTTCGGTTGTCTCCGGCGGATCAACTTCTAAATCCTCGCTCTCTGCATCAATTTCTTCGACTTCTGGCTGTTGAGCCTGGGCCGCTTCTTCCGCTGCAATTTGAGCCTTCAGCTCTTCTAATGACTGCACTTCTGACATAGTTTTACTCGCTATGAACGATAAACCCGGGTGCCCTCCGGTAGGGTTTGCGTGACACCGCCGCCGCGTAACGTAATGTTATAACCTTATTGATCTTTTCACAAATAAGTGCTTGACAATCTCTCCAGTGCTTGGCTTTGACGGCTTAGTTATAGAACGATTTAATTAGCCCGCCCACCATAAGCCTTCTGCACATTATCAATGTGGTTTCCCGCAGTTTTAGTATGCAGATTCTCCACGTCGGCCTGTATTTTTGCTCCATCCTGCATGGCTTTCATGCGGGCGGTCTCTGCGTTGTACATGTCTATTTTTAACTTCTCTGCGCCGTTCTGGGCCTTCATCTGCTCGGCCTTTGCAAGCTCAAGCGCAGGATCCGGTTGCCCTTGTTCCTGTTTGGCCTCTTCCAGCGCGGCCATATCCTCTTCGGTCTCGGCCTCTCGCACGCCCATCAATAGCAGCTGCTTGTGGCTGTACTTGCGAATGTCGCTCGTTGCTTCTCCGTCGGTAAGCTCCAGGTACTTGTGCAGCAGCATCATGTATTCACTTGTGCCAGGTTGCAGGCTTTGCAGTAGCGCGCCGATTTCCTGCCTGGACTGCTGGCGCTGACTGCCAAAGGATTCCCCTATATCAACCGCTAGGTCAAAGCTCGCCTCGGCCAGATTGTTCAGGACGCGCTCTTCGCCGGTCTCCAGGTCGTATTCTGTCTCCTGTAGCCACTCTTCGGTTGTGGTGCCGTCTTTGTTCGTTAGGGTTACCTTGCGCTTAACACCGTAAACCTGGGTTGCCATACCCAACCAAATTTCAGCATCGCGGCGCTTGGCAATTTTGGCCCCATTGCGGAATATAATAGAGTTCTCATCGAGCATGGCCCGCACTTGGCTTACTGCGGTACCACTCATAGATACGTCAGCAATAGAGTTGGGCGCACCGCTTGATGTTGACTCGCTCAGGCTTTCGTTAATGCCCTGCATGGCACCTATAAGCGCAGGCGGCAGTTGTGGTGGTGGTAGCGTAGCAATTTGCCCCAAGGGCAATGGCGTACCATCAGCTGCCACTCGGTTCATTGTCCGGTACGGAAGGGATCCATCAACGCCATTTTCTTGATATTGCCACTCTAGGCCTTCAATTTGCTCAGCAAAAAATATTGGGGTTTCCCTGGGCGAACTGGTGGCAATGTCTGCCATGTAGGAATACATGAAATCGCGCAGGCGTGCGGCATCTTTAGCGCCTCGGGTAATTCCTTCGTAATGCTCAATCCCATCCACGTAAACGCGCTCGCCGTACTGTGGCACCACGGGAATATTTGGGCCTGCAATGTAGCCCTCTTTTAAAACCTCAGTGTCAGTCCAGGTGTATTTCTTTACCTTCCAAAGTTTGATTGTCTTGCGGTCGAAAAAGGTTTTCCCCTCTTCTGCCAGGGTGGCGGCAAACTTCTTGGCCTCGGCCTTTTCGTATGCGTAAACCTTGCCTTCGTCGTCCCGGTAGAACTCAACGACTTGGTTCACTTTCTCCCGGTAATAGCTCTCAACGATGTAAACGTCTTTGCCATTATTTACGGTTGTGCCATAGCTGGTGACCGGTGACGGCCCGGTTTTAGATTCGGTTTCCTCGTCCTCACTATCTTCACCGGTCAACTCTTCGCGCAGGTCTTCGTAATCCTCGCAGCTATAACCGCTGACGATGTGGCAGCGCTTGGCGTCGCTCTTGTCCTGCATGCGGGCGGATGAATCAAAGAACACGCACGAGTTGAATTCGTGAATTGGTATGCGATTAATGGACTGATTGCGGTCGCCTATCTTGTCCGACTCCCATTCGTTGACCAGCCGCCAGCCGCCAATACCGCAGGGAACTTGCTCAATCGTGGCGTTGTAAAATGCCTCTATGGATGAGTTTTTTCGGGCGTCAGTGCGGAATAGGCGATCCATAACATTCGACAGCGCAGGGTCGGTACCGTCTTTGGGCGCAAAATCGGCTTGAATGTCCTGGCTGCTCAGGTCGCTGATAATCTTACGCCCGGCCTTTTTGATGTTGTCAAACTGGCCCTGAAACTTGAGAGGTAATGAATTGCGCCACTCTTCGGTGTAGTGGCTGATGTAATAAAAGTGCAGCAGGTCTTGCGCTTCTTGGCGGGTGTCCTGGTTGCACTCTTTGTCCCGCTCGAAATCTTCTTTTAGCTCTTCTAGCTCTTTTTTCATCGCGTCGGGAATCTCTGGATTGGGCGAGGTGCCGCAGTTGGCGTTCTTGCTCTCATTGTATCTGGAATGTCAAGGCTCATCATAGCAGAGTCGGCCATGTTGGGGCTTTTTAGCTTCTTCTCGCGCATTTTGTCTTTGCCCATAATTTTGATTTTCCCATTGTTTTCTCTATCGCGGGGAATGCGGCACATTTCAGCGCGGAGTAGGTCTAAATCTTCAATGCTTGAGCTAATGCTGATGAGTTTATCGGGGTCGGTTAATTCGCCGTGTACAACCGCCCGGTAGGTGGCATAGAAGCGATCCCGCAACTCCCAATACTTCTGGGCGCGCAGGTTTGAAAAGGTGTCCTTATTCGGCTTGCTGTTTTGAATCGGAACGCCTTTATTCTCAAACGAGTAAACCGCCTCAGGAGCGCGAACACCGGAGGCGCCGTTGAACATCGACACTTCAATTCGTGTACCGGCCAGTTGCCGGGTGATCTCATTTCGCAGCGTGGCGCCCATGCCTCCGCCGTCCCAAACAAAGTGATCGGCCTGTATTTCCCTGGCGAAGTCGCACGCCCAAAGTGTAGCCGTGTGAAAGTCCCCGTCTTTGGTCTGCCGCGCATCGAGGATGACTGATCCTTGGCGGTAGGTTATTGCCTTGGCGTCGTTGCCGGTGTCTGCCGGGTCGAATGCCACCACTTTTGCCCCTGTTGGCTTGAATCCTAACTTCACATGGGCATCAATCGCGGCGTTGAACCAGTCCTGGCTGATGATCGAATCTTCCACCTCATCCAAGAAATCACCCTTCCAAATGTGCTGATACATGGCAGTCGAGCAGTTTACTTTGTCGTGCTCGCGTTCGGCTTCCAACCCACTGAACCGGTACCATGGGTTATCGTCATAATTCATCATGACGATCAGGTGAAGATCGTCCTCGTAAATTCCTTTTCTGATTAGCTCGTCTAAATATGGGTTGATGAAGCGCTGAGAAAATGGGTCGGCCTGTGACTTTGGGTTCGCGATGAAAAACATCTGCACGTTTTGGAAGTGGTCTTCTTCATCGTTCGCTGCTTTGATCTGCTCTTCAATCTCAGCCGGAGTTCCGAACAGCGCCTTGTTCCGGGCCGTGGGGGTAAGCGTCTTTATTGAATTTGCACTCAGGTTGTCGGCCTCTTCAACGCAGAAGATATTGAACCCTGCTGCGGACTTTACTCCGCTTGGATTGCGCGAAAGTCCCCTGTAACGGACACTGCCGCCGCTCTCGCTTAGTATTTTCTTTTCCTGCACGTCGAACCCGCTCATACTCAGGCGGTCGATTTCCTCACTTAGCAGGGAGTGCACAGAGTCAGAAATAGAGGCCTGGAATTCCCGCATACACATGGCCTTGTCACCGCGATCACGCACCCGGCTCAAAACTATGTCGTGAACTCCTACCGATTTTGCAGAGCCACGTCCTCCGATAACGATAACCATCCGCTTCTTGCTATATAAAACGCACTCCAACCGCTCAGCAATGTAAATCTCCGGCTTTTCATCTACCTCAATCCACGAACCACCGACGTACTTAACCCGCCGAACCAACTCACCAGGCGCCGATACAATACCGAAAACGGTACTGTATTTTTGACCAGTGCTTTCGTTAATCTCCTCTTCGAGCTTTGAAAGCCTGGCTAGGGATTGGCGGTAGGACATCATTAAACAAGGTCACCAGTTGCAGAATAGCTCATGCTCGCGTTAAACTTGTGTATTGCCACTAAGGAAGTATGTTCCCTGGTCAATTTGCTCTAAGCTTACTTTGCTGTTCTGCCCAGTTGATCTAAGCTGTGGTGCACCTGGACTTCCTGTCGATAGTAAAGATAAGTTTGAGCTTCCAGCCAATGCAAACGTTATTATCCCCGTGCCGCTTGTTATAAATGACACAGCAAACCCAGCAGGGAGGTAGCGGGGTATTGTTACAGTAATAGCACCAGAACCGGAATACCTGACTTGTCTCCCATTCCAGCTTGGGGTGAGAGTTATATTGCCACTAGTGTGACGGTAAACTCCCCCCGCCAGGTTAGTAAAATTACATTGCCCGTACGTTAGAGTACTTGCATCCTGTGTTACATCTGGGCTACCTGAATACGTTATCCCAATTTGCGCGTTCCTACAGATTATTGAGGTTCCTGTGTAGCTTATCGATGGGTTGTTATTGTGCGCATTGCAATTATTTGTAATTGAAAAGTATAAATTTCCGATACTACCGGTAGCTTCACACGCTAAATCCCCAAAATTACAGTTTTTAACATCGCTGCCTGTATCTGCCCTGGCCATGAAAGTTGGCCATCCAGAAATATAAACCGAGTGTGTACCAGAATTAAGCGGTGTTATTGCAACATCCCATTCGGCCTCAGATATTTGAATTGTTTTATTACTGGTATTTCTTGAAATAACGAAATAAGTAACTCCATTATTTAAAAAGTCGGGTACAGTACTTATCCACCTAAACGGCATACCCACCTGGCACAAATTAAAATCTGCGTCTGCTGGTACGGAAATGTTTGGGTCATTAATAGTTGTAACAAATGACGCGGTATAAGGTGTCGCAGGAGTGTTATATCTGGATGAATGGATTCTACCGATTACTTTGACATCATTCAGCTCTGCGGCGGCAACACCTCCAGCTTCAAAAACAACTCCCTTTCTTAATCGGCTCTCAACTCTGCTAAATATTTGATGAACGTGGGAGTCTCCGCAAATTAATGTCGCCTTCGGCAAATTGCTGCATATGCGATAATTTCCACCAACTGCATTGGGGTCGTTGTTTAGGACATTAACTTCACCGTGGGTAAAAAACATTGAATTGCAAATATCAATTGCGTACCCATTTATCGCAGTTTGGTTATATGCCGAACATTGGTCAATGCTTCCCCAGAAACATCCGGGGTTATTCACGGCACCAATTTTTAAAAACTTATCTCCGCCTACAGCAGTAATGCCGTAGATGTGGAATTCTTGAAGCGCTTTTGCCATTACCCCGCCAGCAGGTAAACTGCCAAGGTCAGTATCATTAAATCCTATCGCGGTAACTCCGGGAGCAATATCAAATATAGTGCCGCCGCCGGGCATCCAAAAATCCGGTACGTTTGATCCTGTGTTATGCACTTTAGTCCCTTGCACCCCGCGTAAACTAACGCCGGATTTTGGCACTATTTTTGACGTTATTTCATACGCCACCGGATGCAATCGCACAGTTGCTGGCTGACCACTTTCGGACACGGCATCTATTGCCGCTTGCACACCAGCACTGTTAAGCGGGAACGCCCATACTTCAGATGGTGGCCGAACCTCGACCGACGTTCCTCCATCAATTTCGGTTATCCAAAAAATTACGCTCCCAACTGCTTTTATATCTACGTCTGTATTAAAGTCAAAAGGGCCAAAACTACCAGCACTGCTGACATTAGTTTGCTGATTTGAAATTTTTATCTCGGCCACTCCGGCCACACGCAAAACATTGCCTGCTCTGATTAATACTTTTGATGTTAGCCCAGCTGCCAAACTTGCCATTTTCTTGCCATTTAATTCTTGTTAACGATTGCCTCTAATTTATCGAGGCGCGCTTTTAACTCTGTGATTTCCTCGATGGCTAATAATTTGCTGATCGAGTCGATAAAAATCTGCCCAACGTCGGGCGGGATTTCTCCTGCTGCCATTGCATTATAAACTGCCTCGGCCTTTTGTAGCGGAGTTCCTTCCTGTGGAAAATTGGCAATGTCTACCGGCTCAAGTGTTGCTTTAGTTATTGGAGCGTAGCGCTTTAAAAGCTCGCTGATGTAAACGCCGTTGTTGCCTTCTCCATCAAGAGCTTTTGACACCAGCAAAGCAACAAAGCCCTGTTCGTCTACGCCCCGTGCCTTTAGTGCGTCAATCATGCGCGTTCTAAATTTTGGCAGCCGCTTGTGCTCATTTGGCGGTTGATTATTTTTGCCGAATTTAGCCATGGTTGGCCCGTTTTTTCCCCATCAAGTCGATGTTATAAAGTAACACTATTTTAGCAGATTGCCCGGTATAAACCCGTGTTTTTCGGTACTGTCGCGAATTTCGACTATGTTAGCGCGCCAATTTGAATGATTTTTAATCACTTGGGTGTATCTTTAGGTTGCAGCTGAGCAATGACGTTACTTTTTTCACCGCTGCTTCTTGTTGTTCCCACCCAATACGTGATTGACGCTCCCCACAAGGCGAACACCGTACCGAATAGCGTTAGGGCTAATTCACGGCTGCCGGGCTGAATTTCAACGAAAATAATTGCATACAGCAGCGCGCACACCATGGCCGTGAGCATTACTGTGACAACGGCGGGCATGACGCTCATGGAATGGGCCTGGCGGGCGTCTTTTACGTCGCCCAACTCAATCTCAAGCTGAGCATTAGCCAGCGTTCCAGCCTCTAGCGATTTTTGGCGCGCCAAGTCTGCATATTTAAATTCAAATTCGGCGCGCTGCTCGGGGGTCATATCTGAGGGGAAATACTTTAAAGCCAGCTCTTTAGCTGCCCCAAACACGTCACCACCAACAAAGTTGGCAACCTTTGACAAAATGCTCATTGCGTCCACTCCTGCAAAGTGCGATTAACCCAACCCAGCAAAAACTTGCTTTGGACGAGGTTTTTATTGCAGATGGCGGCATATCGAGTGATTTTTTGCAGCGCAAACACGGCTAGAAAATACCCGCCATCGACCCTGTTTAGCATCTCAACAGTTTTTGGGCCGATTACGCCGTCTGCATTAATTGATGTATATAAAACCAGTGATGCGGCCACCTGTGCCGCTTTTGATGCTGTTGATACGCCGGAATTAACTGCGAAATCAAATATTGATTCTGCGACATACGGATTGCCGATCGAGTCGCCCTGTATTTTGTCCCAGTAGTCTCGCTTGTAAATCGCCTTGGCGTCAGCTTCGGTCAGTGTCTTGATGTTCAGATGCGGGTATGCGCGCTGGCTAATTCCGTATTTAGTAGCCCCGCCGGTATCGCCTGGGGTTTCTGTGTATTTGTCACCGCCCTCAAAATTCAGGGTTTTAGTGATTGCTACGTCAAAGCTGGCCATTATCGATTCACCCTACGCCGTGGCTTCTTCCGCCAGACGCGAACTTTTGAAATTATTCCGGAGCCAATTTTATGCAGTCCTATAGCCAAATTTGTAACGACCAGCATGAACGAAAACCAGGCCATTACATCTGCCCAACTCATGTGTGCGGTTGGGCCATGGGTGCCGATGAAATTTATTACCTGAGGTACGCTTTGGGCGGCTTGCCCTAGGTCGGTTGAATATGCTGTGAGATATGTAACGGCGGATGTTGTTGCGGTAATAGTCAAAGCTTTTGACTGTAAAAACCAGGCTATTAACGATTGATGCACGTCATCGCCTCCGCCAAGAATTATATTTTGCATGTAGCCACCTGCACTTGATTGCTAGTAGCCAAATTGTGATGACCATATGCGCGCTTACGTACACTACGGCCACTATTTCCATTGTATCTGCTGTCACGTCGGGTACGCCCTGGCAGTACTGCAATTATCTCAATGCCAAATAAAAACAGCATCAAAGGCTCGTATAGCGCCGTTAGGTCTTTGTCCGTGAAAAAATACCCAAGCGCTATAGCCAAATTATAAGTGATTGACAAAAATTCGCAACAAAGTATCAGCGCTAACCTTTTAACGTTAATGCAAAAGTATAGGGAAACAACAAGGAGCACCGACCATGATGAACGAATTATTAATTCGCCCTCAAGTGTATCGGCCATCTGCTCAATAGGGGAAACGCCACTCAAGACGACTAAAAGAAATGGAAACCAGCGCATAGCTAGCGCCCCTTGCGCGGACTAGAAACCCTTGAAATCGGGCTGTATGCAGTCTTTGCGGGCGCCTTGCCTTTGCCTTTCTGTAAATCTCTCGTGCGTGGCTTTGACGGCTTAGTGATTCGCATAAATTAATCCTTTGCCAGTTGAGTTCGTAGCTCATAACCCATAAGCGGCCAGATTTTATTCACTGCATTCTGGCGAGCAATCTTTCGGCCCAATTCAGCATCAAAGTTCTCAGGGCTGGCGCACGCGCTTTCTCCTGTTACCGTGAACCCATTGCGCAAAACAAGCACGCAGAAGGTTAGAAGAGTAATTGAGCGATGAATTTCAGGAGTGCCAATAGCATGATAAAGCATTTCTTTTGCTTGCTGAGCAGTGAGAAGATTGGTTCCAACTGGCCCAAATCCAGACTCTGACCTGTTTGGACTGACGAATGAAATACCGCCATCAGGCGCAAAATCACTAGGAAGCTTCCATGTTAAAAAGCGCCCAACCATTTCTTCAGTTACTTCGGGCGACACTGCGTCACCGGCTGTAAAGTAATACTCACCATCAATATTGGCTTCAATATCGGCAGGTGTCACACGTGGGGCAGTTAGGCCCTTTTCAACGATTTCTTGTTCAATTGATTCACTCATAGGGCAGGCTCTTGACAAAGTTATTTTGCCGAAGTTTACCATATTTTACTGAAATACAAAGATTCAGGTTTTTATTTTACATATTGCGCTGAAAGAGCTTGAATAGTCACGCGTTACTGCCTATTATTATCTCAACAACAACGCAAACCGGGGATGACAAAATGGCAACTATAAAAGCTAAAGACTTAAAAACCGGCATGGTTTACCACGATGGCTGTGAAATCTGCGTGACATCTGAAACAAAATGCTTTGTAACCTGCCTACTCTCCAGCCGGGCCCAGGAATGGAAGGCCGATTTGTAGAGTTTAAATGGAATAAAAACAGCGATATTATGATTTTAACCGCATGATCACCTTAATCATTAAAAACACAGGGAAGGGCTTTGAGTGGTACGGAAACTGCGAAGTATGCGGAAATCGTTGCGACCATCATTACAAGCAATGGACTCCTTCGCATGGTGGGAATAAAGTGGGTAAATTTGGGCATAAGGAATGTCTAAAAATAAATGGTTTCGAATTGGCTACTGTTGATGAAAAAGTTTAATAAGGTTTTACCTAATATTCTGGTTGGTGAGGTCTGAGCAAATTGGCAATATTTCCCCTACCCAATTTAATGGATTTTGGGATATTGCCAACAACATTCTGGCCGGAGCCGGTCG